GGCAACGGTGAGACCCTGCGCAATGCTGAGCTGGGCCGCCTGTATACTCTGGACACCTACATGGATCAGAACTGCCCCGGCTCTCTGGCGACCACTCCCGGTACTGCCACCAGCTTCAAGATCACCGGCAGCAAGGGCGAAATGAAGGTGGCGCTCTCCGGCGTGACGGCAGCCACCGCAACCGTCAAGAAGGGCGACTGCTTCATCCTGGACGGCTACCGCTATCATTTCACCGCCGATGCGACTGCCGCGGCCGGCGCTGTTGCTGAGGTCGGCATCGATGCTGAGCTGGTGAAGGACTACACCGATGCAAAGACCTATGTGGCCAATAAGATCCACTCTCTGGCCTTCCACCGCAACGCGATCGCGCTGGTGACCCGTCCCCTGGCTCTGCCTATGGGCGCTTCCAAGGCCGCAATTGTCAGCCACAATGGCCTTGGCGTCCGTGTGGTCTATGGCTATGACCAGGATACCAAGACCGACACCGTGTCTCTGGATATCATCTACGGCATTAAGACGCTGGATGAGACCATGGCTGTAAAGCTGGTGGGCTGATATGGTAACGCCGGAACGCCTTGAACAGCTTAAGAAAATTCTTGGCGTGACCGACACTGCCAAGGATGACCTGTTCACATTCGAACTGGAACTGGTGGAAGATCAGATTTTAGCCTACATCAATCAGGATGTCTTGCCAGAGCAGCTGGCAAGGCCGTTGGTCATGATCGCCGCAGCGCACTGGAAGTCTGCGGGGTACGGCAAGGAGCAGGCTGCTGCCGGACCTGTGACTTCCGTAAAGCGCGGCGATGTGACCACCTCTTTTGCCGCCGCGGCCGGCGCTGATGCAAGCTCCGGCACCTTTGAACTGGGCGGCGGTGATGGGTTCTTTGGCTGGCGAACCACACTCAACGCATACCGAAAGCTGAGGTGGTCGTGATGGGCTTCGGCGTTCCAGACGAAGAGAGGACGGCGCTGGAAGAGACCTACGAGGACACGGCAGTCATCAGCCGGATGGAGACACGGCAAACAGGGGCTATCGACAGACCATCCCCTGCGCCGGTCTACTCCGGCATTCGGTGTGCACTGAGCCGCAGGTCGGACAGCAGCCGACAGACTGCAGCGCAGCAGGATGTGGAGTATGACTGTGTCCTGTTCGCCGCACCTGAGCTTGATGTAAAGCCGGGGGATGGCGTGACCGTTTCCCGTTTCGGTGTTGAGGAGCAGTTTGAAGCTGTCGGCCGCCCGGCCAGATACGCCACGCATCAGGAGATCTTCCTGAAAGGACGTGACCTCCCGTGAGTGTTGATTTCAGCGGCATCACGGAGATGCGGAAACGCATGGAGGCTCTGGCGGACGATATGCCGAAGATCATGGAGCAGCTGGTGATCGGTGAGGGCGTCTATGCGGTAGGCCAGGCGCGCCGGATCTGCAAAGAGGACGGCATCGTCAACAACGGTACCTACCGCATGAATTTTCATGCCGGAGACAAAGCCCTGTCGCTTGGAGCCAATGAGAAGGCTTATGACGGCGGAAAAATCAGGCGGTCTGGTCCGCTGTACAGCATCGATGTTTATAACAACCTCGACTATGCGAAGCATCTGGAGTACGGCTTCCGCTCGCATTTCGTCCCGGGGTACTGGGCGGGGCATACCTTTGTGTACCAGCCTGGATTCCCAGGCGGTATGTATGTCGGCCCCTATAATGGCTTCGTCAATGGGCATTTCACCCTGCGACGAGCCATCCGGCGCACAAAGCAGACACAGGATGCGAGGTTGAACAGAAAGTTCAATGCCATTCTGAATCAGAGGATCAATGGAAAGGGGGACGGCACCGGTGACGCTGAATGATATTGTCCAGGCTGTTGCAGGCTCTCTGAAAGCCGTCTGGCCATCAAGAAAGGTCTATGCTGATGAGATCCCGCAGAATGCGGACGGCGCTTTCTATGTGGCCATGGAGGACGTTGAGCAGACCCGCGGGCTGGATCGTCAGCAGCGCCGCACTGTCGGCGTGCAGGTGCTCTACTTCCTCCGCAGCAAGGACACATTGGAGTATCTGGAGTGGGCGGATAGCATGTTCGACCATTTCAGGATGCTGGATGTAGGAGGCCGACAGGTGCATCTTAGCAACCAGAGCGCACGGAATGACTCGGATGGCAGGTACTATCAGTTCCTGTTCGATATTGACCTGCGCTTTGTAGAGGCGGCCCCCGCTTCTGAGCCGATGGAAACTCTGAAAACTGAGGAGGTCGTGCAGTAATGGCGATAAAGAAAGGGGTTGCCGCAGCTGAGGCCCCCGCATTTGAAAAAAAGCAGCTGGCAGCGTGCCAGGACTTCCGGGGGCAGGCAGACCTCGTGAACGCTCTGCTGGAAGACGGCAAGCTATACACAAAAGACGAGGCCAGGCGTCTCGTCAATAAATTTCTGAAAGGACAGGTGAAGTAAATGCCTGTTGGTGGCGGCACCTTTACGGTGCAGAACAAGACCCTGCCCGGCGCGTACTATCAGTTCCGCGCCTCCGGCAATACCGTTTCCATGGGCGCACGCGGCATCGCCGCTCTGCCCCTGGAACTCCCCTGGGGGCCTGAGAATCAGATCTATTCTCTGGCCGCCGGTGATTTCAACCAGCTGGCCCTGAAGGATCTGGGATATGATCCCACCGCCTCTGAGCTCCTGCTGGTTCGTGAGGCTCTGAAACGTGCCAAGACCCTGCTGATCTACCGCGTGAACTCCGGCGGCGCAAAGGCTGCTGTGACGGTCGGTGGCCTGAGCGTGACCGCTCGCTACGGCGGTACTCGTGGCAATGCCCTGAAGGCGGCTGTGCTGGCCAATGCCGACAACTCCGCCAATGTGGATGTGGTGACCTATCTGGACGGTACCGAGATGGATCGCCAGACGGTTGCGAAGTCCGGCGGCGCGGCCGGCCTGAAGGCCAATGATTATGTGACTTTCAGCACTCCTGCTACGCTGACCGCCGCCGCGGCCGCCAGCCTGACCGGCGGCACCAATGGCACCGTCAATGGCAGCGCATACACAGCGTGGATGAATGCCTTGGAGGTCGAGGACTTCAATGTTCTGGGCTATCCCGGTACCGATGACAGCGTGAAGTCTCTGGTGACTGCCTTTGTCAAGCGGCTGCGTGATGATGAGGGCAAGTACATCACCGGTGTCCTGTATCAGCATACCAGTGCTGACAGCATCGGCATCATCAGTGTGAAGAACGGCGTCAAGCTGTCCGACGGTACCGTGATCACCGGCGACAAGGCTGTTGCGTGGGTGACCGGCGCTTCTGCCGCGGCAGAGATCAACGAGAGCCTGACCAACACCACCTACGATGATGCGGTGGATGTGGATATCAAGTATACCAAGGGACAGTACGAGGCGGCTTTGAAGGCTGGCGAGTTCGTCTTCTATGCCGAAAAGGGCAAGGCTCGCGTGCTGTCCGATATCAACTCCCGCACGACCTTCGGTAGTGGCGTGTCCGAGGACTGGACTTCCAACCGCGTCATCCGTGTCCTGGACGGCTGGGCCAGTGACACCGCCCGTATCTTCGGCCAGCAGTATCTTGGCGTTGAAACGAACAGCGAAACCGGGAGAAGTCTGTTCAAGGCGGATCTGGTAAGCTTGGGCAAGCAGTATGAAGGCATCGATGCCATCAGCAACTTCCTGCCGGATGATGTGACCGTCCAGCAGGGCAACGGAAAGCGGGATGTGGCGGTCTTCTGTGCTCTCCAGCCCAATGACAGCATGGAGAAGCTTTATATGAAGGTCACGGTTAACTGAGGGGGAGGAACGATAACCAATGAAAGAGATTTCTTCCATGGATACCCTGTCCGGCAAGGAAGGCCGGGCATATGCGAAGATCAACGGCAATAACGAGGAAATGTTCTATGCCCGCTCCATCAACGCCAAGGTGGAGAAGTCCAAGGGCCAGGTCAAGGCCATCGGAAAGCGCATGGTCGGTCACAAGACCACCGGCGCCGAGGGTACCGGCTCCATGACTATCTACTACCTTTCTCCCATGTTCCGGGAGCAGCTGGCGGAGTGGAAGCGCACCGGCGTGGACGCATACTTCGATATGGTCATTGAGAACTCTGATCCCGCTTCTTCCGCGGGCACGCAGACCATTCTCCTGTCCGATGTGAACCTGGACTCCACTGTTCTGGCCATGCTGGACGGTGACTCCGACGATCCCCTGCAGGAGGATGTGGATTTCACCTTCGAGGACTTCGAGATCCTGTCCTCGTTCAATAAGATCTGATTTCATGAGGGCGCTCCGTTGCGGGGCGCCCTTACTGTAAAGGAGATGTTTTTCATTGAGTAAGCTGATGGATTTTCTGATGAGCGACAGTGTTGGCAAGGAAGTTCAGACCACTGTCAATATCTCCGGTTTCCCGGAGCCGTTTACCATCAGGAGCATTACCGAGGCGCAGAACAAAGAGATCCGTAAGAGCTGCCAGACGACCACCTTCAACAAGAAGACGCATCAGAAGGAAGTGGAGACCAACAACGATCTCTACAACTGCCGCCTGATCGCCACCTGCTGCCTGGATCCGAACTTCAAGGACGCGGAACTGCAGGCGCATCACGGCGTACGCGGCGCCGAGAGCCTGATTGACGTCCTTCTGAAGCCTGGCCAGTTTCTTGACCTGCTCATGGCGATTCAGGATATCAACGGGTTCTCCGATGACATCAACGAGCAGAAGGAAGAAGCAAAAAACTGATCGAGGGGGGCAATGGTGAGGCGAACTATGCCCACTTTGCCCTCCAGAGACTGAACATCCTTCCCGGGGAATTGATGGCGCTCCCGTCCAGAGAACGCGCTTTCATTTATGCCTCCATTGACCTGCAGATAAAGCGGGAAAAGGAGCGGGAAGAAAAGCTGAAGAGGAGGTGACCGGTGTGTCGGTCTCCAGCCAAATCACTGTCCGGGACGCCGCCAGCCGCCGTCTGGAACGGATCGCGGACAGGTATGCCCGAGTTGAACGGGCTGCCAGAGCGGCAGATACCGCCACGAATGCCACCGGGCGAAACACGGCGGAATACTTTGACCGGGCTTCCAGGTCTGTGCAGAACGCTGCTGATAATGTCAATGATTTCAGCCGCCGGCAGCAGGATGCCGAACGGCAGGCCAGTATGATTGGCGATGTCTGGCAGCGCATCAAGGGCTATATCGGCGCCGCCGGCGCTGCTTTCGGCCTTTCGAAGCTGGAAGGCCTATCCGATACGCTTGCCGGGAATAAGGCTCGGCTTGAACTGATCGTTGACGATGGCGGGTCGGTGGATGAATTGAATAAGAAGATCTATGCCTCTGCCATGCGGGCCAGGGCGTCCTATACCGATACCGCGGCAACGATCTCCAAGCTTGGCCTGCTGGCGGGCGATGCGTTCAACAGCAATGATGAGATGATTGCTTTCACGGAGCTGATGAACAAGAACTTCACCATCGGCGGCGCATCCACGCAGGAGCAATCTTCGGCCATGTACCAGCTGACACAGGCCATGGCTTCCGGGCGGCTGCAAGGTGATGAGTATCGAAGCATCATCGAAAACGCGCCGCTTCTGGCGAAAGCCATTGAAGACTATATGCGTAATGTGCAGGGCGCCGAAGGGGCTATGAAAGACTGGTCCTCTGAAGGACTGCTCACTGCAGATGTCATCAAGGCGGCTTTGTTCAGCACTGCAGATGAGGTGGAGACGCGGTTTGCAAGGATTCCCATGACCTGGGGGCAGGTCTGGACGATGGCGTCCAATATCGCGATCCGTGCGCTGAATCCGCTGTTGTCCGCTATTAACTGGCTTGCCAATAATATTTCCGTGATTGGACCGGTTGTTTTGGGACTTGGAACCGCCTTTCTGGTGTTCCAGGTTGCCGCGCATTGGACACAGATCGCGTCGGCCGCCATGGGTATCTACAACGGCCTGGTGAACTTCTTGACCATCGGATACGGCGTTCTGACCGGGAGTACGGCAGCAGCGTCCGCCGCCCAGTTCACCTACAATTCCGCTTTGCTGGCCAGCCCCGTTACCTGGGTGGTAATGATGCTCGCTGTCCTGGTGGCCGCCCTGTATGCCGGCGTTGCTGCCTATAACAAATTCACCGGTGCAGGCGTCTCCGCTACAGGTATTCTTGTCGGAGCTCTGGCGGTTTTAGGAGCATTCGCACTCAACAATACGATTATCCCCCTCCAGAACGGATTTGCTATGTTTGCCAACTTCATCGGGAATCTGTTCAATGACCCGGTGGCCGCGGTCAAGGTGCTTTTCTATGATATGGCTCTGACCGTGCTCGGATATATCACGAACATGGCCAGCGGAATTGAGACCCTCATCAATAAGATCCCAGGTGTAACCGTTGACCTCACCAGCGGCCTGGACAACTTCTACGCGAAGCTGGAGTCTGCTCAGAAGAAGGTCAAGGACGAGGCTGGCTGGGTCGAGTACGTCAAGAAGATGGACTACATTGACTACTCCAAGGCCGCCGGCGCCGGGTACCGCTTTGGCGAAGGCCTGGCGGACAAGGTTGCTGGGGTGTTTAGCGGAAGCGATTATGCTGGGCTGGGTGATATCGCCGGCGGCGTCAGCGATATTGCGGCTAATACCGGGAAGATCGCCGATGAAGTCCATATCGCCGATGAAGATCTGCAGTTCTTCCGGGATGTCGCAGAAATGCGCTATATCCAAAATTTCGTGCAACTAACACCCACCGTCTCCATGAGCGCAAGCATTTCCGAAAAGGTCGATGTGAACGGTGTCATTCAGAAGATCGAACAGGTTCTCAAAGAAGAGATCGCAGAGAGCGCGGAGGTGGTTCTCGCATGAGATATGCCATCACATTGACGTTCCAAAGCGGTGGGATGCTTCAGCTCCCGATCCTTCCCGAGAAACTGAAAGTTTCTTCCCCGGGGAAGAACAAAACCGCGACCGTGCTCGGCATCGGTGAGGTGCTGCTGCTCCGTTTGAAGGGACTGCGGTCTGTGTCCTGGGACAGCTTCTTCCCCGCCTCCAGTGCTCCGTATGTGACCGGGAGTATCATTACCCCGGTGGAGGCCGTGCGAGCTATCCAAAGCGCAAGAGACAGCCGTGAGCCGGTTCAATTCACACTCTCTGGATCCGACCTCGACATCAACACGCAGATGGGTGTGGAGGATTTCTCCTATGATGAGCGCTTTGGAGCTGTTGGCGACATCTATTATTCCATCAAGCTCAGTGAGTGGAAGGACTATTCCCCACGGCGGCTGATCCTTTCTGATAGCGGAACAAAGACCGCTGCGGCAGAGACCCCCAAGGAGAGGGGCGGAGCGACGCCGGTGGTACCCAAAACCTACACGGTCGTGCGGGGAGACAGCCTGTGGGCAATATCCAAGCGGCTGTACGGATCCGGCTCCAAGTGGACGGACATCTACTCTGCGAACAAGGGAACCATCGGAGCGAACCCCAATAAAATCTACCCGGGGCAGGTGTTTACCATCCCATGACTTTTCAGTATCAGAACAACCAGACTGGGGATGCCTTCGACATCACAACGATGGTCAAAGCGGCCAAGTGGACGACAAAACGCCGCGGCTCCCCCGCAAAGCTGGAACTGAGCGTTCTTTCTTCCTCGGATGTTGCTTGGGCAGAGGGCGGCATCGTTACGATGCTTGACGGCGGAAAAGGCCTGTTCTATGGATATGTTTTCAAAATCTCCAGAACGGAGGATGAGTTTGTTGATATCCTCGCTTATGACCAGATGCGATACCTGAAGAATAAGGATACCTATGTCTTCAGCGGAAAACGCGCAGATCAGGTACTCCAGCTCATTGCTGAGGACTATAAGCTGAAGACCGGTCAAATCCCCAATACCGGGTATGTCATTCCGTCCATGGTATTCGACATCAAATCTCTATTTGACGTCATTCTGGAAGCGCTTGACCGCACGCTGATCCACGCCGGGAGGATGTTCTACCTGTGGGATGACTTCGGCGCCCTGCGGCTCTCAGAGGTCATTGTCCCGAAGGAAGTGCCTGTGATCGGCGAGAACAGCCTTGCAACCGGATTCGAGTATGTAAGGAGCATCGACGGCGAGACCTACAACAAGGTAAAGCTTGTTCGAGATAACGAAACCACCGGGAAACGGGACGTTTATATCGCCCAGGACAGCAATAACATGGCCCTATGGGGAATTTTGCAATATCACGAATCTGTGGATGACGGCTTGAATGCCGCGCAGATCAAGGACAGGGCCATGAAGATGCTGGAACTGCGGAACAGGCCGGAACAGAGCCTGACGCTTTCGGCCTTGGCCATCCCCGGCCTTCGGGCGGGTCAGGTTATTTTCGCGGATCTCCCGGGCATCGATGTCCGTCGCACATTTCTTGTGGAAGAGGTGACGCAAGACATCGTTGAGGAGACCATGTCGTTGAAAGTGAAGGTGGTCTGATGCTGGAGGAGTTGAAAAAAGTCGTAAAGCAGACCGAGGAAGCAAATGTCCCGGCTCGATTCCTTTTCGGTGAAGTCAAAAAACTGTCCCCGCTGACAGTCCTGGTTGACAACCGATTCTATCTGTCCCCGCCGGCGCTGGTAGTCCTAAAAGAGATGTACGGCCATAAGCACATTGTTCCAGGGCACAGTACGGAAGCCGCATCGAATCATTCACACGGCGTGAGACAGTTCGATTCCAATATCGCTGAAGCACTGAAAGTCGGAGACAAGGTCGTTCTTCTCCGGAACTACGGCGGTCAGGAATATTTGATTTTAGGGAGGCTCTGATATGCTGCCGACTACACCGAAAACAATCCTCGGAACAACTGAGATCATCAAGCAGGCGGATATGCCCAGCAAGACCTACCGTATTGACTTCCAGACTGGGCGCATCTCCGGCACGGTGGATGGCAGGGGTGCCATGGTGCAGGCTATCAGAAAGATTCTTCAGACGGAAAGATTCCAATATCTCATTTATTCCTGGAACTACGGGATGGAGTGGAGCCGGCTGATCGGTAAAAGCCGTGAAACTGCACTGGCAAATCTCAAGCAGCAGCTGGAGTCTGCTCTCCTTCAGGATGACCGCATTCTGAGCATAACCGACCTGAATGTGACTGATTCCGGCCGCAGATTTTTGACCGTATCCTTCACAGCAAATACCATCTTCGGAGCGGTTGGAGAGGAGATCACAGCCAATGTATGAAACCCAAACCTTTGAAACTATTATGGACCGCTGTCTTTCCAGAGTATCTTCTTCCGTTGATAAGCGGGAGGGGTCTGTGATCTATGATGCGCTGGCTCCAGCCTGCGCTGAGCTTGCGACGCTATACACGGAGCTCAGTAATATCCTTGACCGGGCGTTCCCGGATACCGCTACGGGAGAAGATCTCGACCGCAAGTGCATGGAGCGTGGTGTGATCCGTAGGCAGGCCACCGCTGCTGTCAGAAAGGGCGTGTTCACAAGCTCCAGCGGCGCGGCATTCAGCGCCCCTATTGGAACTCGGTTTTCTGGCGGAGAGATCAACTATACCATCACCGGCGCACTGGATACCCCCGGAGCTTATAGCCTGACAGCGGAGACGCCCGGTGAAATCGGAAACGACTTTTACGGTACGCTGCTCCCCATCGATTTTGTAGACGGTCTGGCAGGGGCTGAGTTGGAGGATATCCTGATCCCCGGGAAAGACACCGAAAGCGATGACAGTCTGCGTGAACGCTACTTCAACTCTTATGACAATCAGGCATTCGGCGGAAACCAGTCTGACTACAAGGAGCGCGTCAGCGCTCTGGCGGGTGTCGGAGGTGTGAAGGTATTCCGGACGCCTTCCGGAGGCGGCACTGTCGGACTGACCATCGTGGACAGTGAGTGGTCTGTCCCCTCCTCTACACTGATCGCTTCCGTGCAGAACGCCGTGGATCCACTCACTGACCAGGGCAGCGGCATCGGATTTGCTCCTATCGGACACACGGTCACTGTTTCCGGCGTTACCGGCAGAACCATCAATACCAAATTCAAGCTCACTCTGGAGAACAACGTGAGCTGGCCAGATGTGCAAGCGGCCGTTACCGCCGCAATCAGAGGATACTTCCAAAGTCTGATAAAGCTCTGGGCAGACAGTGAGGCGATCACTGTCCGTATCAGTCAGATTGAAACTCGGGTGCTTGCAGTCCCCGGTGTTCTGGATGTGGAAAACACCACGTTGAATGCCGTCGGTGCGAACATTCAGCTTACTGGGACGGAAATTCCAGTTTTGGGAGAGGTGTTGAATGGAACTGCTTGATTACCTGCCTGATTTTATGGCGGAACTGGAGGAAATGCAGGAACTGACGAAAGCTGAACAACCCGAGATCGCGGCGGCCATTCGGACTGTCCGGGCAGCTCCTGACGAGTTCTTTATTACAATGCTCTCTCCTGCCGGAGCGCAACGATGGGAGAAAATGCTTGCACTTCCGGTTCAGGAAAGTACTCCAATCGCGGATAGGCGCTTTCGCATCCTTACAAAAGCAACTGAGCAGAGGCCTTTTACCTTGCGGCGTCTGAAGGAACTGATGACAACGCTGTGCGGAGAAGATGGTTTTACCGTAACCATGGTTGGCAGCACCTTTACTCTTTCCGTGCGCGTGATGCTGACGGCCAAACAGAATTATGATGACGTGGAAACGCTTCTGAATCGAATCGTTCCAGAAAATCTGATTTTGGATTTAAGCCTGATGTATAACCAGCACCAAACGCTGGCTGCTTTTACGCATGCGCAGCTTGCCGCCTATACTCATTATTTCTTGAGAAACGAGGTGCTTCCACATGGAAACAACTGATATCCTGAAACTAAAAAAGCCGTCCCAGAACGATTTCTATAACGTCAATGATTTCAATGCCAATATGGATATTCTGGAGGCCGAGGCGGCAAAAGCGAAAGCCAGACAGGCAACACTGCTCGTCCATGCCCCTGTAGGCTATAGTATCGAGGTGGTGCATCAGAGCTGTGCCTATACTGCGGTCTCTACAGCGGTTGGTAATGACGCATACGCCACCATCGTACTTCCCTTTGGCGGTTGTGCCACAATCAATTTCCGCCAGAATACACAAACTGAGGACGTAAAGTGTACCCTTGTTGAAGACCTCATTGCAGATGGTAGAACGACGCATATCATTCTTTCGGATGATTTGATTGCATACCAGAGCCCGCTATCTGCGATACCGGCAGGAACCTATGCGGCAGGCGGACCGTGCGCCCCTGGTGGAGCGAGCGGCTATGTCGTTACATTTCGTGGGAAGTCCCATACGATTAAACGAACATCCTTTGATGAGTTCAAAACCGGTTACAGCAAAATATCTGATGCGAATAAGAAGCTGGATGCCAAAAATGAACTGTGGCATGCGGTGCGCATTGGTATGATTACGGCTGCTAACTACAAGACCATTACCGGTGAGGATTACCCGAATATCCCTCCCATGCGAGTGGAAACAAAAGCGGCTTTGTAAAGGGGGACCATTTATGACTATCCCTTATTTGAACACCGTCCGTCCCGTCCCCATGAGCGACATTCCCGAGGAATACCGGGACATTGCCGAGGCCATCGGTCTTGAGGCATTCACCCGGCTGACGCTGCTGTGCGGCGGCCAGAACCTGTACATCCCCAAACGGGAATCCTTAGAGCGCAACGCCCGGGACCGGGACATCCGCGCCCACTTCACCGGCGGCAACTACCGGGCCCTGGCCGTTCAGTTCCGCCTATCCGAGCGGCAGATCCGTAAGATCATCAACGGCACCCGCACCTGAATGGAAACTCTACAGGGGGAGGTGATGGGGCGTGACGGGGAAACTGAACTTACTGATCCGCGTTGTGAGGCGAAGGGTCAGCAAAGGAGAGAAACTGGAGGAAGTCCTGAAGGATTATCCAAAATTAAAGCCGGAAGAAGCTGACGAGGTCAGCACGGCGATTAGAAAGGAAAACAGCGATGGGAAATAATTCTGCACTGCATGTCAAAACCGTTATCACCGGTGTGATCGCCGCACTGACGGCCTTCTGGGGCTGGTTTGGCTGGCTGGTGATTATCTGGGTGGGCCTGATGTTGGCCGATTGGTTGGTAGGCTCTGCCGTGGCCAGCAAGGAGGGCCGCTGGTCCAGCGCCAAGCTCCGGGAGGGGGCCTGGCATAAGGGCGGCATGATCGTCATTGTGTGCGTGGCTCTGGTGGCAGACTGGCTTATCGGCATGATGCTGGAAAACCTGCCCGGTATCGCACTGCCATTTACGTATACGGTCCTGATCGGACCGCTGGTGATCGTATGGTACATCATCGGCGAGCTTGGCAGCTTGGCTGAGCACGCGGTCAATATGGGAGCAAAGGTACCCGCGTGGCTGCCGAAGATCCTGGCCGCCGGTAAGTCCGCCGTGGATGCCGCCGGTGACAAGATCGTTGGCGACGAACATCACGAGGAAGTTTAGAGTAACCCCGGCTGCGGATGCGGCCTAAAAAATAAAAAAGGAGACTTACATTATGAGCAAGATCACTGACATCATCAACAAGTACACCGTGGGTGAGGCCACTCTGGAGGACACCAACACTGCTCTGGCAGAGATGGGTGCTGATATCCACCTGGAGCCCGGCAAGCATGAGCTGACCGCCGAAGAGACCGCAGCGGCCAAGGCTGACACCGCTGCCACTGCCAACGGCTATGGCCTGCTGGATACCGGCACCGGTTCCCTGGATAAGGTTCTGGTCAAGGACGGTCATCTGGTGGACTGCGACTGCGGCGAGATGTACGCCCTGTGCATGATCGCCGGAAAGACCTTCCGGGTGCAGGGCACCGCACTGGTCGAGGCGGAGTGATGACCGCCCTGAAGGCAAAGACCAGGGCCGCCGTGCTTCAGATCGCGGAATGGCAGCTGGGCGTGGTGGAGATGCCCTCGGGTTCCAATAAGGTCAAGTACAACACCGCCTACTACGGCCGCGAGGTCAGCGGCGGGACGTATGCCTGGTGCATGGCCTTTGTCTGGTGGGTGTTCCGGGAGGCTGGCTTCAGCCTTTACAAAACGGCCAGCTGTACGGCGTTTGTGAACCGGTACAAGACCTTTGCCCCCAGCCAGGTCGTGACCAGCTATAAGCCGGGGGACATTGTGTTTTTCGACTTTTCCGGCCGTCGGAAGAAAACGGAGCACGTGGGCATTGTGGTGGGTGTTGTAGGAAACACGATCCTCACTATTGAGGGCAACACCGGCAACGGCAACGATGCCAATGGCGGCGCGGTAATGAAGCGGCGCCGGGATGTGTCTCTCATCACCTGCGGCGTCCGGCCCAGTTATCCGGATCCGGCCTAAACCCAAAACGAGAATCGCCCTGCAGCACTGCGCTGTGGGGCGATTTTTTTACGAGAAAAAGAGCGACACTCGACGAGGACCAGTCGTCGGATGCCACTCTCCTGTGTTTGGCGCATAGACCAGTCGAAACTGATACAGTCGCCGTATTGCTTACACGGTAAGATTATATCACGTTTCGGGTGGTCTGACAAGGGACCAGGCTGGTTTATATTGTGCTGAAGGATGGTTTTGCCTGGCATCCGAAAAGCCCGAAAATCAATGACTGAGGTACACACAAAAGTACACACTTGCCATTTATATGGGCTAAATAACGTTTACCAAAAGTTAATAAAAACAGCGGTTTTATATACTATCTAATAACTTTTTCACCACGATAAAAGGCGGTGTCTGGTTCGAATCCAGTCGGGCGTACCATATTAACTAAACGGTATAGATGCGTCTGGCGAAAAGCCAGGCGCATCAACCGTTTCCGGGCTTTTTCGGGCCCGGATTTTTTCTTTCAAACCATAGATGCAAATCGCTGTTTCAGAGCGTCTGCCCCGATTCGAACCGGGCATTTTCTCCTTTCTGGCAGATACATTCAGCCAGCGCCCTTTTTGAGCGGCGATTTTTCTGGCTGACAGCGGTATTTTTCTCAAAAAAGAATCACAAAGATTTGGGCGTCGTTTTGTTGGTCCTGACGGACTGAGAAAGCGGCGCCCTTTTTCATTTCAAAAAGGGCGCTGGTCGCAGCGCCTGTATTTGTGGGCTGGAGCATGATCGCTCCGGCCTTATTTTTTTACACACGGGAGGAGTTATATGAGTATCAGCGCAGAAGAAAAGAACCGCTACCTCAGAGAGACAGCAATCGTTCTTGCCCGAGAAGGATTTCACACGGACAGAACTCAGACTGGCGGGCTACGTGTCCTGCTTGACGGTGCGCCGCTGTGTGAGGTGACCGAGAGCGGCGGCATTACCTACCGCAATGAGGATATCAATGAGCCGGAACGGATCGCCGCTAAAGACAAGGTGTATGAGATCGTCAGGACCACAGCGGAGTATATGCGGCAGATGGAGACGGCGCCCTTTTTGAAAGCCGACGGTCTGGAGGACGGCTACAAGGTGTTGGCAGATTTCAATAACATCGTGCTGGCCGGTATCCAGAGCAAATACGGCGTCCAGTTTGTTACCTGGGACTGGAGCTTCGACCGCAAAGGCGTATGTCATGGTCATTACTACACCGGACTATATTCATCCGGCAACTATGACGCGGCGAAGCGGGACTTCGCTGTTCGCTCCGGACTGATCCCCGAGCAGCAGCTCTTCCAGGAGGCACAGCTCATTGAGATCTATCGCTGCTGCACGGACACCTTGCAGGGCAGCTTTGAACTGTCATACGATCAGGAAAAGACAATTCAGGATGTGCGGAAGCAGATCAAGGAGTGCCTGCCTGACATCATGGAGCGCATCCAGCAGCAGGACACTGAACCGACGCAGGAACAGACAATGTAATATCAAACGGTATGGGCCAGAGTCTTAGCAATAAGATTCCGGCCTTTTTTCATTTCAGAGAGGAGTCACTTATGCCGTGTTATTTCATGCGAGACACGCCACTGCAGGCGCTGGAGCAGTTGATGATGTCTCAGCCTGGTCAAAAGCCCCGAGGTGGCGGGATATACCGCAGCCCATTCCATTACACGCCCAAAGATGTGGCGTGCGAATACTGCAAGAACTATGTCCGCAAGCATCCGTGCCGCCTGTGCGAATGCACCTGCCTGGAGGAACGGATTGAAGCAGGCGTATTGGAGTTGAATTCGTTCGTGAGGGACTGCTTCGCACCCTCTATGGGGCCGCAACTCCGAAAACGGATGCATCAGCAATTCAGAGAAAGAAAGGTTCGATTCTTCCTGTCCGATGCCCACCGGCGAAGATGGACACACTGGCGAGAACGCTGCTGGCGTCTGTCTGACCGAAACAAAGCCGCCCTCTACCTGCTCACGGCATACGAGAGCCTTTGGCGCAGGATGGTCTGGAAATGCGGGAATGACGGCTTTGACTTTCAAAGCGTCCGTCTCGGAGGGATCGAGCCGGAACTCTACAGCGTCTACCAGGCAGCGAAGGCCATTGCGGTCGGCTGCTGCAATATCACTCTCGCAGACCTTGCGTCTCCGGAATTGGTCACAGATGAGGCGTTCCACTTGATCACCGGCGCACTGCTGATGGCCAAGTACGGAGATGCGGTTTTGAATTTGGAAAAAGGAGTTGACGAAACATGATGATACAGGCGGTGCTCGGCAATCCGCGTCACCCGGAATACGGCGTGGCAACTATCCCGTTCCCCATCCCCCACGATCAGTATGCGCACTGCATGGAGTTGCTGGAGGCTCTGGAAATTGGCGACGCGGTCAAAGCCGACTGCCAGGTGCGGGAGATCAACAGCTTCTACTCTGTGCTCAAGCGCACGGAGATGCTCACGGTCAACGTGGAGGATCTGAACTACCTCGCCAAGCGGCTGGATAGCTTCGATACCGGCGAAGCCGCACAGTTTCAGGCGATGGCCCACAAGCTGGAGCTTTTTGAACTGAAGGATCTGATCAACCTGACTTTCTGCTGCCAACAAGCCACCGTCATTACGGATTTTTCTGACCTCGCTGCTGTTGGCCGTGAACACTATATGAATCTGCACGGCGGCTGCGCCAAAACGGAGGAACTGGATGCATTGGACGGCGAGGAAACGGCAAGGCGGCTCATCGAGAGCGGCAGCGGTACGATCACACCCTACGGCGTGGTCTATGATAACGGCATGAAGCTGAAGCAGGTCTACGACGGCCGGTCCTTCCCCTGCTACTACTATGAGCCAAATGCCATCACGGTTGCGGTGACCGCCAAATCCGAGCCGGAGGACACGGAGCGCATCACTTGGTTGTTTCTCCCTATGGCGCAGGAGGAGATCGACCGCGCCCTTCTTCGTGCCGGTATCACAGATCCATCGGAGATCCGCCTGCGGCTGGTGGAAAGCCATCTGCCGGATGAGGTGGATGTACTGCTGGACATGGAAAACGAAAGCATTGACGACCTGAACGCTTTGGCGCAGGCGACGGATGGTTTTTCGGATGACAGTCTCAGAAAGCTGGGCGCTGTGGTGATTATGGCAAAACCGGAAACTGCGGCACAGGTCAAAAACCTTGCTGAAAACCTCGATCTCTTTGACTTTGCTCCCGACACGCACACGCCGGAGGAATATGGCAAGTACATGATCCAACAGTCCGGTCGTTTCGAGTATGATGAAAATCTGGATGAGTTCTACGACTACGAAGGCTATGCTCTGCAGCGCATGAATGAGGAGGACGGATTGTTCACCGACCGGGGCTATATCGCCTACAAGGGCTATACCAGTCTGGCGGAAATCATGGATGGCAGTCAGAGCAGCCACATGGAGATGGGAGGCATGGCATGATCATTCAGGCGGAACTGAGACGAAAGCAGTCCGAGTACGAAGGTGAAGCCTGTGTTGTGGACAAGGTTATTGAGCTGCCCGCCCAGCGGTTTCAGCAGTTCAGTCGTGCATTGTTGATGGATTATGATTTCATCGCTGAGAACAAAAATGCTATCCGACACGATGATGACGCCAGGCACTGCCTGCTCATTCTCGATGCGGACGGAACAGACGGCTTCCTTGTTGACCCGCAGGGCTATAACTACGCCCGCTACAGTGCCTTTGTCCCGAATGTACGCAGTCTGCTGACGCCGGATATGTCAATCGACCACAGTTATCTCTCACCGGCAGAGCCTTGGCGGGACGAGAGCCGGGATGAAATGCTCCGCATGACATTGCACGTCAATGGAAAACCGGACTACACCCTCGTCCTCCCAGCTGACGAGAAATGCCTCGATGCTGTGAAGGCTTACCTTGATATCGATGTTTTCGCAGACGCGATGCTCCGTGATATTCGTTTCAAGGTGCCTTATATCGGAGAACTGATCTGCGACACGGATTGCCCCGCCGTGGAGGATTACAACGACTTTGCGGAGGCCTTAGAAGGTATCTGGCAGCAGGACGGGATGCTTCTGACCTATGCCGCTGTGTTGGATGCTGAACGACCGGAAACCCTGCACAGAGCTGTAGAGCTTCTTCAAAATCTGGATAACTACCAGCGTATCACAGAAGGTGCCTACGGCTATGGACAGCAGCGCTTACAGGAAACTCTGGGACTGGACGATGAGGCCGTCTGCGAACTGGAAGGCTACATGGACTTTGAAAAGTATGGTACTGACTGCATGGAAAATGACAATGTGGTAGAAACGGAGTTTGGTCGGCTGCGACGATTAGACCCACCCTTTCCGGAGGAGCAGACGCAGGGGCAGCAAATGTTTCAGTAGCTATTACAGCCTATATGTGCTATGTTGTGTAGCTATACCACAAGAAAGAGGTAAAAATGATGGGAAATATGAGCAGATTCCATATCCGTCCGGCCCGCCCTGATGAGGCGGGCTTATTTTATACCCCGCACCCCGAAGAAGATAAACGGCGGGGTACCATCGGCCATATCCGCATGGACTTCGGTCGCAGTGGAAATGAGTTCTGGCATACCTGGTGGCCGAGGGGGCCGGAGGAGCTGAACAGCCCTGTGTTCAAAGCGGAGTTGCAAGAGGTCGTGGACACACTGCGTGAAGATGTGCTGAAAAGCCGCTTTGCCATGGAACGCTTCTGCTATGAACACGGAGGCAAGATCACCGGCGGCTATGTACAGAACTACGGCTACATCGTGGAAACCGAGCATTACCGCTACTGCCTGCGCTGTAATCCGTCCCCTGGTGATTATAACGGGTATCTGACAGCCTATGATCTGGATGTCCAGCGCCAGAACATGGCGCAGGAAAAGCCGCTGGTGGGCCGCGTCACTTATGCCAATGGCGATGCACAGGACTTTACCGATGCGGAAGCCTTTCTCAAATGCGTGCGGGAAGAGCTTCCATATCGCCCGACCACAGGCTTTCGGTATGAGATGTTGACCGACGATCCCACCGTCCGCAAGGCGGTGGACGATATCGTCTTCGACCTCTACGGCGAGGAAAATCCCCGCCAGCAGGAAGATTATGAACCGCAGTCCGACCCCAACATGACGCTGGGAGGGATGTGAACATGGAGAGATCGGATAAGCAGCGAAAGCCTGTTGCAATCAAAAACCTTGCTGAATTGAAACGCTTCATCCAACCTGGCGTAGAGTTTAAGACGCTCAGCCAGAAAAATCACCCTGATCTGGTGGGGCTGACCCGTGTGGTGACCACGGTGCAGACGGTGGGCTTCTATTCCAAGATCAAGGATCAGCCGAACAGCCGCTTTTCGACCGATAACGGCGGAAAAGGCTTCCGGACAGACTTTGCCAAAGCCGATGCCTATATCTTCGACGGGACGACAGTCAGGGTAAAGGATACGCGGAACAAAGACCGCGGTGTGATCTATGAATTCGAATTCTACGACAGAGAACAAACCATGCAGGAGGACACGAATATGGACAGAAAAATGGTGGATTTCATTAAGGAGCAGTATCCGCCCGGTACCCGCATCCGTCTCAATTCCATGGAGGATCCCTATGCCCCCGTTGCACCCGGCACCGAGGGCGAGGTAGATTTCGTGGACGACATCGGCACGATCCACATGAAGTGGGATAACGGCAGAGCGCTGGGAATCGTCCCAGGTGAGGACAGCTTCTCCGTACTGCCGCCCAAGCTGACTACCCTGAAGTTGTATATGCCCCTGACTGCGGATTTCTATGAGAGAAGCGAGTACGGGGATCTGGAACCGGAAAGTACCGAACTGGATGGTCGTGCATTGCGAGGCTATCAGGATCAGATCATGGCCGAACTGGTCAAGAATCGGATGCCGGAGGAAACCGAGCGCGGTCTCATGCATTGGTACCATGAGGTTGATAGCGTGAATACCAAGGTTCACTCTGCGGTCTTTACCGTAGAGGAGCGTGACCGAAAGCTCTGGGGCGTTGCGGAATGCCGCATCGCCGGTGAGCTGAGTGCGGCGGAGCTTGATGCCCTGAAAGCGTACATCACAGGTCAAGCGTCAGATGGCTGGGGAGAACACTTTGAACAGCGGGAGATCCTCGTGGATGGCGGAAGTGAGCTGTATGTCCACCTCTGGAATGCGGATGACTGGAACATCCAAATGGAACAGGAACGCTTCGCACCGAAGCTGGCGGAGGGACTGCCGGAGCTGTGCTTCTCGGTGCTCCCCAGCACAGGGGAACTGATCTGCATCAAACGTGGTGAGAACGGCTACTACCCCAGTGACTGGTCTACGGATGATCCCGCACAAAACCGTGAACTGGCCGATTATAACAATGAACGTCTCGGTGTGACGCAGGCGCAGCAGCTGGCTATGGAGTGTGGAAGCATGCACGGCTGGGATGTCCCCGGCGCGGATCCCTCCGCCTACCAGCAGACCGAGCCGCAGATGGGAGGAATGAACCTTGGCTAAAAAGATATTTGGCGTCTATCTGGCAAAGCTGGACGCACCCAATAGTGAGGCCCACGCAAGGCTGGAACTTCCCGCCTCCCCGTGGGAACTGCACGATGCAATGGATAAGGTGCAGCTTCAGGAGAACGAGGAACTGTATTTGGAGATCGATGATTACTACGGCTTCGAGTATCTCGCCCCTCACCTGATGGAACTGGACGCCAGCCTTAATGAGCTGAACGATCTCGCAGGTCGTCTGGCTGTGCTGGATGAAACGGAGCAAGAAGCCTTTGACGGCTTGCTTCGTCTGGAAATCCAGAGAAAGGTAGAATCCAACGGCGGTATTCTTACCATGCAGGACCTGAGAGCTCTGGCGGTCAGCGCCGGTGCGGATTGCTGCCATGTGGTCGGCGCGACCAGTGACGCAGAGTTGGGCCACTTCTATGCGGAAAATGGCTTCGTAGAGGAACTGGACGGTCTCTCCGACGATGTGTTCGAGATGTTGGACTTTGGTAAAATTGGCAAAGCCCTGCGTGCCGGCGAAAACGGCGCATTCACACGGAACGGCTATGTGGTGCAGCACAGTGAACTGGTCACCGCACCGCCCTGCGCCAAGGAATTGCCCGAAAAGCCGGAATATCTCTTCCGTCTCACCCTTGGCCTGCATCCCGACCTTGAAGATGACCGGATCACCACGCTGGAATTGCCTGCGTCTGCTGAAGCATTGAGGAAAGCGCAGAAGCAGCTCGGAGCGGACGGCTGGGAGGGTGTCGTAGTTCTCGACTATGACGGGATCATCCCGCAGGCGGCAGAGTTTGTCGATCTGCCAATGGAACTGGATGCCTTCAACGCTTTTACGGAATCCGTGAAGGCTATGCCTTCCCGTGAAAAGCAGCTCCCGAAGCTGAAAGCTCTGCTGGAGCATTTTGAGGTGACAAATCTGTCTGCCGCTGCAAGCCTTGTCGAGCATATTGGGGATTACATCCTCACGCCGGAGATCAGTTCGCCGCAGGAGGCGGCCATCGATGAACTGAACTTCACAATGGATGTCCACTCGGCGGAACTGCTTCTGCCCCATGTAAATCTCTTCGCCTACGGAAACGAGATCATCAAGGATGACAATGCCGCACTTACCTCCTACGGTCTGCTGCATCGGGAGGACTATCAGCCGATGCAGACACCGGTGCAGGAAACTCAAGAACAAGCAATGACGATGGAATAAGCAAAGGACCTAATCGAGCCACTATGGAAATGCGTAATGCCGTTTTTAACGACACTGACTTGCAACATATGTAATGAAATCCTCCGGCGTGAGTGTGTCGCCAGCATGAGGAATCGCGTTCCATCTTTTCTGTATGGCAGGGTCTGGATTACACATCGCCGCTATCATCGCCAGCCGAATCTCTTTCCGCACTTCTTCCACGGTAGTATGGTTTTTGCGAGCCACTTCTCGCAGTGCTGCTTCGGCGCAGATGTTCTTTCTCTTCATAGAATCACTCCTTACTATTTTTGAACGGAAACCGTTCTTTTGGAACTACAATAGCATAGGAGCTTTGAGAGAAAACGTCGAACTCTGTCGAAAAAAATAGAGGCTTGCAAAAAGTGCAAACCTCTGTGCCGCTTATCATTTCAACTCTGCAATCAGGGCATCCAGTACGTTCATTACCTTACGCTGTCCTTCTGGAGAAAGCATCTTAAGTCGTTCGGAGATTTCCGTGGCATGAAGCATTGTTGCCGTGTTCAAGTCATCTTGAAGGAGTTCATCTGTTCCAATATTGAGTGCATTGGCGATGGCGACCAACTTCTCCAGTTTTGGAGCCTTCACGCCTCGCTCTACTACACTCATGTGATCAACGCTGTAATCTACAGCGGCGGCGAGCTCTTCCTGTGTCATGCAGGCTTTTTCACGGGCTGCTTTGATTCGTTTTCCCAACGCTATCTGGTCCATACAGTAGTCTCCTTTAGAACGGTATCCGTTCTTAAAGTATATGGGAGATGCGGTATGTTTCACAGGAGCATATAGAACGCCGTCCGTTCTGAATGAACGGAATGGATAAAAAATATCACAGCAAGGGGCCGTATTCCCGGACGGGGAAAAGCGGCCCCTTCTTTTTTGCGCTCTTTTTGTCTCCTATTCCGGGATAACGGCTCCGGAAAGGAGGAACTGTGGCAATCAACGAAGCCCTTGCAGAATATCTTGCGCTTTACCACAAGGGTGAAGTAAATGCCGTCACCAGCCGGGAGTTGGAGTGCAGCTTCCAAATGCGTGGTTCTGAGCTGCGCCGGGAGATCAACGCCCTGCGCGGTGACGGCATTCCCATTTGCAGCTTTGAGGGCGGCTACTATTACGCCGCCACTGCCGAGGAGCTGGAGCGCACCATCCGGCAGCTCCGTAGCCGGATCAAGAAGATCGCATTTGCGGAGCGTGGCCTGTCCAGCGCTTTGCCGGACCATGTGGACACCGGTCAGCTTTCTCTCCCGCTGGATGGGGGTGATGCCCCTTGAACAGCTTTATCCCCTGGGTGGGCGGCAAGAGCAAGCTGCTGTGGATCATCAACAAGATGGCTCCAGATCACTACAGCCGGTTCATCGATGTCTTCGGCGGCAGCGGCACGGTGACCATGAGCCGCCCTATCCAACAGGGCTGTATGGAGGTCTATAACGACTTCAACAGCAATTTGACTAACCTGTTCTGCTGCGTGAAAAATCGCCCATTAGCGTTGCTGGCGGAATTGGGTTTTCTGCCTCTGAATACGCGGGATGATTTCAATGTCCTGTACAAGTTCCTCTCCAAGGGTGAGATCACAGATGACTACCTGCAGGAGGAAATGGAACTGACCGAGATCCTGCTCAAGCCGCCCGAGGCCGAAGCCATCCGCACACTCCTTTTGGAACGTGCGCCCCGCGGAGAGGTCCGCCGTGCCGCAGATTTTTTCAAGTTGGTACGGTACAGCTTCAGTGGTAGCTCTAAATCATTCGGTGGTAAGCCATGCGACATCCGCCGCTTCTTCCACTTGATTTGGGAGTGCTCTCGCAGACTGGCGAATGTCATTGTGGAGAACAAGGACTTTGAGGATGTCATCCGCCAGTATGACCGGGGCGATGCGTGGATCTACTGTGACCCGCCGTACTTTGAGGCTGAATGCTATGAAGTGGCATTCCCCAAGGAAAATCACCAGCGGCTCCATGATACGCTTCTGAACTGTCAGGGGTATGTCATGGTGTCCTACAACTACTGCCCGTACATTTGTGAGCTGTACCAGGAGTTCTATATTTTCCGTGTTGTGCGCCCCAACAGCATGTCACAGACGGCGGGCAGCGAATATGAGGAAGTCATCATCACTAACTACGATCCCCGCAAAGCCTGCTGGCAGCTCAGTTTGGAGAGCCTGCTGAACTGCGGCAGCGAGGCCCGGTATGAACTGATCCATGAGCCGGAAAGACCAATCAAAACGACAAATTAAAGGAGGACACCCTATGACTTTCATGAAACACCACACTAAGAATGATATCAGCATTCCCAATGCCGTTCTGAAGCTGGCCAAGCTCCAGAACGCGGAAAGGCTGGAACTCACAGCAGCCACAGGCGCAGTCATTGTAACCAGCGGCAGGATGACTGCGAAGGAGCTTCTCAACACAGTACAGTCGCTGACTGGACGCGCCGCTGAGCTTATGACCTTGCTCCGTCTCACCTGTGGCGACTGCACGAATTGCAGCGAGGAATGTGCGTACCGAGATAAGTCAATCACCAAGCTGATCCGCCCCGCTGTGGTCGTTCCTGATTGGGCACGGCAGGATGCAGGATTGGCTGGCGATGCCAAACTGGACTGCTATGTGGATGAGGATTCCGGCGAGATCAGCGTGTGCGAGGCAGATTATGAGCACGACCTCTCCGATGTGCCGCCTGAGCTTCTGTTCGCCCTGCATCAGAGTGGCTGCTGCCTGTCTGCGTTGGAGGATGCGCTGATGGAGGATGATATCATCTACGATAAGTGATACGAAAAAACAGAAGGAAGAAAAGTGAAATGAACGAAACCTATCTCTATCCCTACTCGGCGCAGGAGGCCAGAACAAGAAATCAGCTTCCCATGTGGCGAGAGAGCTACCACGCCAATGTCGCCTGCCGGAATGCCATCGAGGAGACGATCCGTCAGAACTTCGACGGGATGCACCTGAAGAAGGACTGCCTTGAACCTGTGCTTGCGGAATATGGCTACAAGCGCACGGAATGGGTACTGGCCACCACTCTGCAGGAGCTTTCCTGGGACGGACGTTTCAGCAGAACCAACAAGCAGTGGGCGGCGCGGCGCTATATTCCTCAGGACGAGCGGCACAACGCCGAGATCACCGTCCGAAGCCACCCTGCCATACTGGATGGCTTCGTAGACCTCTATCGGGAAGCGTATCAGAAGCTGGGCCTGTTCGGCCCAGAACACTGCGTCGGTGACCGTGCCGAGCAGGATTACACCGGTAAGGTGCTGGTACTCAGCCCCGATACGCTGAAAGAGTCCTGCTGGAGCCAAGAAAACCAGCTGTGGTATGCCCACGACGGCTTCGGATGCAGTCCCCACGCTATTGGGCGCTCGGTGCGCTGCACTTGTCTGGGCGATGGCGAAATGACCAGGTGGAACCGGGATGAGTTTGTCGGCGTGCTGGATGAGAAATTCCTGCCCGATTGGGCCAAAGAGAGTTTGTCGCAGTTTCAGCAGGAAGAAGCCGCCGAATCCCCCGGTATGAACAATCAATCTATGTAACAGGAAGGAGAAAAAATCTATGGCAGCAACGCAGAAGAAAAAGCAGCAGGAAACCCCTACGCCCCAGGTCGAGGCGAGGATCGACCGTATGGTGGATGGCGACTACAAAACCAAAGCCTATGCCAGCGTTACCATCGCCGGCGCATTTGCCGTCCACGGCCTCCGTGTCATTGAGACGGACAAGGGGCGCTTCATCTCCATGCCCCAGGAGTCCTACAAGAAAAACGGCGAGACGGTGTATAACGACACCTTCCATGCCGTCACCGCTGAGGCCAGAACTGCACTGGTGGATGCGGTCAACGACGCTTACGAACAGAAGCTGCAGGAACGCATGGAACAGAGCGAGGACGCACCCGCTCATGGCATGGAACAGCAGATGTAA